TTGCTCTCAAAAGGGGCAGCAGTAATTCCTGCAGCAGCAGCCAAGAAGACTACAACAACTAAGGCATTGAAGAATAAGTAATGCCAGCATACGAATATAGATGTACTAATACTTGTGAGAGTATAGTCATTAAAGTTCGTTCTATTAAAGATAACGATCCAGGGTATGAGTGTGAGACTTGCACTCTACCACTGGAGCGTGTATACTCAGTAGTAGAAACAATTTTTAATGGTTCGGGATTTTATAAAACTGACAATAGAAAGTAGCGGTATACTATGAATACTATGATAAGCGAAGAAGTTGTTCAAGAGTGGGTGCTTAAAGCAACAGATCGCTGTGATTCATGTGCAGCAGAAGCACTTGTAAAGGTTACTGGTATTAACGGAGACCTATTATTCTGTGGTCATCACTACAATAAGATTATGGACACTCCAGACTCTTATAAAAAAATGATGGCATTTATGCTAACAATAATTGATGAGCGTGAAAAACTTGTTGAAAACAAAGCGAAAGGTCAAGACTACTAATGTATGAATACTATGTAAGAAAAGTAGAGAACGTTGTAGATGGAGATACCATTGACGTTCTTATTGATTTAGGGTTTGATATTTTGTTTCAATCCCGTGTAAGACTGGCTGGTATTGATACCCCTGAGTCCCGCACAAAAGATCTTAGAGAGAAGACTCTTGGTCTTGAGTCCAAGGAGTACCTAAAGAAGGCTCTAAAGGATGCTAAGTCTGTTATTATCAAGACTGAAAAGATGGATTCGTCTGAGAAGTATGGTCGCATTTTGGGCTGGGTATATGTAAATGGAGACACAGTATCTCTTAATGACATGATGATTAACGATGGCTATGCTTGGGGATACCTAGGAGACACCAAAGTAAAAGATTTTGATGAACTTGCAAAGGCTAGAAAGAAATCTGGTAAGTGAGACACATCCTTTACTTTACGGCTGAATGGTGTAACCCATGTAAGAAAGTAAAGCCAATTGTTGAAGAACTTAATCGTGAATCGGCTGATACAAGGTTTCAAATCGTTGATGCTGACTCTGAAATTGATCTCGTAAAATCATTTGAGGTCAGATCAATTCCTACCTTTATTCTTATTGAAGATGGAAAAGAAATTAAAAGGGTATCTGGGGCACAGACAAAAGACCAACTTCAAGGTTTAATGTCACATGAATAAAGATAATCCTAATATTTTTGATATGCTTGTCTTAAATGGTGCCATTGAACTAGCAGGGGTTGACCCAGTATCAGGTGAATTCTTATATTCAATGACAGAAAAAATGATTGATATCATGCCTGAGGTTTATGAGGAACACCTTAATGAGGTCAATAAGCAGATAATGTTTTTGTGGGAAGAAGGCTTTATTACTATTGACTTGTTTGATGAGAACCCTCTAGTTAATATAACAGCCAAAGCCCTTGATGAGGAAGAGTTGGTAAAGTTAGATCCAGAATCCCTGGGGTACCTTAACGAAATCAAAAGGGTCTTAGCAAAGTAAAATCTGCTATAATCAGTATATAGGTCTAGGAGGATCGTCATGCCATATAAAGTAGGAGCAAAAGGATCGTTTGGGTGCGCTGGCTACCCTGCCCTTAAAGAGGGTACAAATGAAGTAATGGGTTGTCATACTTCAAGAGCAGAAGCAGCAGCACAAATTTATGCAATTAATCGCAGTGAAGGCAACATAGGAAAGTCTGCTACCTCTTTGGTAGAAGGTGACTTTGCTATGACTGAGCACGGTGGAAAAGGAGATTTTCACATTGGTCAGGTTGTACACATTATGTATGAAGGCATGCTTGGAAATACTGGTACAGAGTACGCATTGCAGGCAACACCAGAAAATCCAGCGGTACTAATTCAATTATTTGAACAAGAAGAAGATGGAACATGGGAAGCAACAAGACTCTATAGTGCTTGTAGTATGGGACTAATGGTAAAAATTCCACCATTAAAAACAGAAGAGTCAGAAGAGATGGACTCAGAAACCATGATGGCAATGTATGATTCATCAATTGGCAAAGCAAAGAAGCCTAACTATGGAGCAATGATTAAGCCACGCAGTGGTGGATCTTCTCCTGCAAATCCAAAGTTGTATGCAAGAGTTGTTCAGGCAGCAAAAGATAAGTTTGACGTATATCCTTCTGCTGTTGCAAACTCTTGGGTAGTTCAAGAATACAAGCGCCGTGGTGGTACATATAAGTCAGACGAAGTTTCTACAACAAAGAGTGTGTGGGACGGGGCTTTTAATCCGAAGGGATTAAACAAATAATGCCAAAGAAAAAAGCAGGAGCATTTAATGCAACACAAATTAAAGATGGAAAAATTGTTCGTATGAATAAAAACGGTACAGTCAAGTCTGTACTTGGCAACTATTATGTAGCACATAAGAAGGTAAATAACAATGGCTGATACATACTCACCTACTTCAGGCATGAAGGCTGCTGCCCGTCGTGCCCTTAAATGGAAAGAAGATGGCAAGGCCACTGGTGCAGGAACTCCTGTAGGCTGGGGAAGAGCAACAGATATAGTTAATGGTTCTGCAATGTCTCTTGATACTGTTAAGAGAATGTTCTCTTTCTTTTCTCGTCACGAAGTAGACAAAAAAGGTAAAGGTTTTTATGATGGTCCAGAGTTCCCTTCTAACGGTCGCATTATGTGGGATGCATGGGGCGGAGATGCTGGATTTTCATGGAGTAGAAGTATTGTAGAAAGAGAAAAAAACAAAACTGAAAAGTTGTGGGCTGGAAGTCCATTTAGTATAAGGGGTAGAGAATAATGGAAGATTTAACAGTAGAAGAACTAAAACAATTAGTTATTTTTTATAGACAAAAGTCTAACGATTTAGAGTTTGAGACCTTAAAGTTTCAACTAAAGAGTGCAAGAGTACCAGAGAATATTCAGGTAGATAAAAAAATTAAGCCATAGGAGGAAGAATGCTATATGTCATAACCTTTGGCTTGACAATACTTGCTTCTTGGCTTATAATTAGAATAGTAACAAAAAGTAAATATAGAAAATCTCATAGAGTTATCTATCGCCAAAGCGATATGCATAAAATGATGAAAAAGTTCTTTACTTATGAGTTACCAGAAAAAGAAGATCCTTCTTCTCAGTTGCAAAAGCGAAGAGAAAAGGATACAATTAAGGTATTGGTTATAGAAGATCAAGCCTACTGGGTTACTAGCAATATATTTTATGTTGCTAATGTGGAAGATGGTGCACCTGTACCAGAAACTGCAAAGCCAGTAGATACAACTAATATGTCTAAAAGAGATATTCAAAAGATGTTATCTATACTAGATAACTTAAGGGGTGGAAACAAAAATGATAGTGGCAGTTCAAGGAACAACTGACTTTAATGACTACCAAATCTTTTTGCGTGCAATGAGCGTTGCTCTTTCTGGCATGAAAGAAGATGATAAAGAGTTCATTATTTATTCGGTTGGGCCTGCAAAGGTCAATTCTTTTGTTTCAGAATTCTCTAATCTTTCTGAAAGAGGTATGAAGTCTCGTGGAAAGAAGATTAAATTCTATAAGGCACCTCAGTCATGGGTAGAGGAAAATATTAGTTACATTAACTACTTTGCATTCTTAACTACTCCAAAGCAAACAAACTCAAAGTTGGTTGCACAAGCAGAACTTAATAATGTTGAAGTTGGAATCTTTAGGTACTAAAGGGGTAAAAATGATTATAAAAGATTTAGCAGCAATGGAAAAGATTGTTGCAAAAAATAGCAACCTTAAGTGGGTTGGCTGGGATGTTCTAGAACTCAAGAGATCAAATCTTGGCAGAACAGACGTAAATGGAATTCGTATCAATGATCAGTGGTACATTAAGAAAACTTTTAGTCCTTCTCGTAGTGGCTGGGAGATTCCAGGTAAGTATAAGGAGTAGACATGAAGCAGCATCTATGGAAAGACGATGCTCCATGCAAAGACCTTGATACAAATATCTTTTTTGATAAATATGAAGATGAAGCAGATTCTAGATTTTTAGTTGATGCTCTGTGCATGCAGTGTCCATTAGTGAGAAAATGTTTTGCAAATGGTGTTTCTGGAAAAGAATGGGGAGTTTGGGGTGGTATATATCTTGAAGATGGAAAGCCTTCTAGAGAATTTAATAACCACAAGACTAAGGCTGACTGGGCCGATACTTGGCAAACCCTGACAACGGAAAAATAATGTATACAGATTCTATGCGTAGGGCCTTTCATGCTATTCAGGCTCCAAAAGGATTTGGTGTTAATCTTATTGACAACGAGCACTTCCTTACAATAAAATTAGATGAGAAACATTTTGCTGGGCTATTGCATGATGAGAAGATCGCAGCCTTGCAGTATGTAGTACAATTAAAGAATGCTTTAGAGATGGAAGGTGCCATTGTGCTAGTAACTAGAGAGGTTTTGAAATGATTTATAAACTTACAACTGTTTCTTTGGCAGTGGCATCAGTAGTATTTCTATTATCATATCTATATACTTTAAATAAATTAGTAGTAAGTAAAAAGGCTGCTAGCAAATTGTATGTTGATAACTTTGCATTAGAACAATACATAAACCTATTGCAAGACTCTAAGTCTAATAGTACGGATCAAGAGGTTCATAAAGAAAACTTTCTAAAGTTCTTATCTGATTCTAGAGATTGGGCATTTAACTACATTGAAGAAGTTCAAGGTGGCCTTAATAAGTTTGTTAGTAATGTTGAGCCAGAAATAAATTACTTTAAAGAGTATGGGGATATTGGTTCTATGTCACCTAACTACAACTCTATGAAAAAAATAACAGAGGCATACGAAGAACTTAAAAAACTATTGCCAAAAGAAGAAGAGGAAATAAAGTGAAAGATATTTTATTGTCTACACTAACAGGTTTTGGGTGCGGTGTCGTGTTCGCAGCATTCAAATTGCCAGTTCCAGCACCACCAGTTTTTGCGGGAGTCGCAGGAATTATTGGTCTATGGATTGGCTTTACATTACTAACACGAGTTATATCCTAGGAGGAATAAAATGAATACAGAACAACTAAAGGCACTACTAGCATCATATGGTCGCTCAGTGCTTGCATCAGGTCTAGCACTCTACATGGCTGGCGTAACAGATCCAAAGGATCTATGGACAGCACTTGTTGCTGCTATCGCACCAGTAGCAATCAGAGCAATCAACCCTAACGACAAGGCTTTTGGTGTATTGCCAGATGCTAAGGAAGTAGAGAAGGCTCTAAAGTCTGCTAAGGCACCTGTAAAGAAGAAGGCTGCAGTCAAGAAGGCAGCGCCTAAGAAGTAGGTAGTAAAAATAGTTAGGGCCAGTCTATTTAGGCTGGCTCTTTCTATGCTACCATAGGAAAATATGTCAACAACAGCGCTAATCATGTGTACCTACATAAGGTTTGAAAACCTGAGTGCTACATTGGCCTGCATAAATAATCAAACAGATAAAGATTTTGATTTTTATATTGTTGATAATTCAAATCAAAACGAAAAACTTTTAAAGTATTTGGATAAGTTTAAAGGCAACTTAAATATCTCTGTTCACAATTACTCAAATGACTTTAAACAGTTTGCTAGGTTTTTATTAGCAAGAGATCTTGCTGAAGAAGGATATGAAAAAATAATATTTATTGATGACGATGAGATAGTTCCAAATACATTTATCCAAGAATGTCATAAACAATATGAACAAGAATACATAAAGTCTTTTTGGGCACATAGGGTTAACTCAAGATACAAAAGAAAGATTAAGGTTGTTGGTAATGAGTTAGGAAACTATGCTGGCACTGGTGGACTTATTTGTGATGCTAAACTTTTTTTAAATGAAGACTTCTTTGACTGCCCCGAAGAGTACTGGATCATTGATGATCTGTGGTTATCTTATTATGTATTAAAGTTTACAGACTATAAGATTAAAGAACTTAGAACAGATATTAAATTTATAAAAGATAGGAAAGCAACATTTTTAACTCTTGGAGACTTGAAACAAAAGTTTTCCGAAGAGTTTATCCTTCCAGAATCTCAAGGTATTGATCCCTTAGAATAGATGGATCAAAGTTTTCAAACCCAATAGTTGCAGCCTTTTCTTTTTGTTCTTTCTTGTCACTGTTAACATACTTATCAATTCTTTTACCAAGTTCTCTAACATCGGCATCATATACATCTAGTTTAATTCTTGTCATAAGTGTGGTAATTTTGTTTGATGGTATTAACCAGTCTTTTGGAAGAACCTGATTATTAGGAGATATGTCAGTCATAAAAACTGGAAGGCCACTCATAAGGGCTTCATTCATTGGTAAACAAAGACCAGCATACCTTCTTGGAAGAACCATAGCATCAAAACCATCATACATTGAAGACCTGCTATCAACATTGCCTATTTCAATAGTAAGCCTAGGGTCTTGGCAATTAATATCAAGTTCGCTTTGACTCCGAACAACTAACTCATAGTCAGCCCTTGAATGTCTGAGCATATCAATTACAGTTTGAGTACCGTTTCTATCTTTGGAAGCAACCTTCCCAGCAACATGTAGAATTCTTTTATGATCTTTTGCAAGATTATTATTTCTAACATTGGCAAATTCTTCTGAGTCAGTTGGTGGCGGTATATGAACAACAGTCGTATCATTACCAAACCTATTAACAACCTCATCTATATTCCAATAACTAGGGGAAATCATATAGGTTGGTAGAGGCATGTCTGGTTTGTTTAGGTGATCCAGAAACTCGTAGTTATATTGCATTAAGGTTTTGACCTTACGCCTTTGGGCCAAACTAATAAAGTGTGGATGGTAGAAAGTTTCACAGGTTAAAACAGAATTTAATCCATCCATAAATATAGCAACCTCTTGCTTAGTTGGAAAACCATTGGTCATTGTTACGTTATATCCTTGATACCACTCAGGATGTTGGTTATTGTTATTAAATTTTGCAGAGTTAATTAAAAGAATTCTGTCTGGATTTAACATTTTAACTAAATCCCTTGTCTGATTTCCTAATCCAGTGTTGTCACATCTTGCAATTATTCCAAATGTCACTCTGTATATCCCCAAGCATCATCATCGGATGTAAACTTTTTTGTTCCAGCACGACCATCTAGGTGATAGGATCTTTTAATGCTTCCTTCTGGATGATATATCCATAACTTATGTTTATCCCATCCATCATCTTGGACTACCCCGTGAAACTTATCTTCAATAAAAGTTTTCTCATCACAAGCAGGAAGAACTACTTCTCTATAATATTTAGTTAAACTAAGATGTGGTCTTTGACTCCACTGAATGGTTTTCATAAAGCCATCTTCAAGACCAAGCATAAGATGATTGTGTTCAAAAGGAATAGATGCTTCAAAGTGAAATCTAATAGTATTAGCCTTCTCATATTCAAGCATATCTAAACATTTTTGCCAATCAATCTCACAGTCTGGAGTAATTGGAGCATCCCCTTCAACATAAAGTATTGTCGCTGTTTGAACCATATCAATAGTTTTTTTCATCATATCTGTCTGATGATTATGGTCATCAAATATTACAGGTAAAACATTTTTCCATTCATGTAAACACTTCCAAAGAACTCTATTTTTAAATTCATCATAGTCATTCTTACGGGACAATCTTTCTTTTCTAAGACCATCAAGTTGTAGAATGATTTCGTTGTCTGGAAAGTGTGATCTGACTGAGGTAATAGTCTCATCAATAATAGTAGTATCTGGATGGCTTGGAATAACTGAAGCGACTACTATAATTGTTACGTTATCTTTGTTCATAAATATCCTTCATTATCTCAATAGAAAAATCTCTTTTATATT